GAAGGAACAGGCGCAGATTGGCCTCGGCAGTTTCGTTGATCCGACCGATTGCGGCGGCGGCTTCGATTGATTGGGGTATCAGGCTCATCGTGGTGTTGCAGTTAGGAAGGATTCTTTTTTAGCGGTTGTCGGGATTATATTGCTTGTGTTTTGGGCGTATTGGATTTTAAGCGTCCTTGTTGCGGTCAGGACAATTCTCCCGAACAAACGAAAAGACAAAGCAGATGATGTGCTGTTACCGAGAGCAAAGGAAGAAATTGCTCCCTGTGCCATATAGGTCAATGTTGACCCGCCGCTTATTGCTCCCATGTGTGACACCAAGGCGCACGAAACACCGGTCGAACTGTCCAATATCAACGAGGCTTTAGATTGCCCGTTGACGTATAGCAAGCCCGATAACTCGTATGTTCCGGCAGGAAGCGTCAAAGTGATTCCGCTGTCAACCAGCACTGTTGAACTGGCAACTGCGGGACCGTCGCTTGTCAGAGACGATGTGAGTGCTATTGCACCGAAGCGTGCATCCCCGTCAGCACGGGTAATGAGGTCTGTTACGTCAGGAGTGCCTGTCCCCGCGCTGGTCGGTCTTGTCGTGCTACCGAAGATTACTGGACCCGTAAAAGTTGGTGAGTCAAGCGGGGCCTTGAGGGCGAGGGAAGCTGCAAGGTCTGAGATATCCGAACTCAGCAGGTAACGATTGATCCACTTGTCTGAATTGCGAACCAATGCTTGATTGGCAAGCGGAGTCGTGATCAAGACATCCGAAAGTTCATTGATCTCAAATCCATTCTGGACCTTCACATACATCTCAACAATCGTGTTGCCAGTCTTACGAGTGACGACACCCAAATAGACAATGTGATATGGATAGGTTGGCTTGTTTGCAGCACCAAATAGCATTCCGCCAGCGGTTGTGCCTGACAACCAAATCGGATCACCTACAGCTGCTGTTGGTGCAGAGATACTGACGGTCATCAGACCCTCGGTGATCACATACCCAGTAGCATTGTGTGCTAGGGAGGACTCGCAGATACCGATTGTCTTGCTGGATGTTGACTCAGTATTAGCCTGTGCCAGACCAATGATTATATTGGTTCCAGACGCACCCGTGACATAGACGACTTGTCCAGCATTGATCGCTTGACCAGCCTTGCAGAATAATTCAAGACCAGCGCATTTTCCCTCGATCCTCGGTGCTGTGACGATCCCAGTGAATGTTGGGGATGCGAGCGGGGCTTTTAGGTTTAGCGCATCTTGAAGATCGGTCTGGCTTGAAAGTGTCCCAGTAATAGATCCCCATGTTCCTCCGGCAGCACCTGCCGGTCCTTGATTGATGTAGACAATCGTCGGCTGGTTTCCGCCACCAATAAGAACGGATGTCGGACCGGAGAACGCCTCGATCTCAATAGTTTGAAGACTCATGCTGGTCGTGTTACGAGTTTGCGAAACTTGGATGTCCCACCGGCAACGAAGATGACCCCTCCAGTCGGAGTATCCAAGACGACGTCCCAGTAGTATGTCCCAGGGGAAACCGCAAGGGTCTGTTCATCTGTCTTGCTGACTTGGATCACCCCGTTCGACGGAACAGGGATAGTTGGGCTTAAATCAAGGATTACTGTGGATGACGATACGCTCGATCGAATCTGCCCGCGAGCAGAGTAACCGGCGAGCGTGAACGCTGCTCCATTTTCGTCCTTGCATGAGAACGACATCGTGAGCGTCTCGCCGCAGTAAAAGTCAAGATTAGTCCCTGCCATCAAGAATACTTACCACAAAGGAACCAATATGGCAAGAATGACCAGATCATCCTTCATTTCAAATATCCACCTTTGAATCCAATGCGTCCTGCAAGTCGGATTGGAGCATGAGACTTCCTTGGATTGAACCCCACAGAACTTGATTCCATATGATCGACCCCTCGGAAAGCTGGTCGATTGTAAGATCCTCATGAATCATTGCCAATGGTATATGCTTCTTATTTGTCTCGAAACTAGTTGGCATTTCAAATGCTGTGAATGGGCCGGTAATACCAATAACACCAAGCACATCGGTATTTATCGTCATATACACAATCATGTCGCGCATTGGAGCATTATTGTGCATTGTTGCGGCAACCTTGAATATTTGATTTGAGTTGTATGTATCTGCTCCATACTCAGTAGAATCATATGATCCGCTGGCATCAAGAAGCGATACGCTCGATCTTGTAGCTACAATGTCTGTTCCATCTGAAAACTGGGCTGTTCCATTCGCAAGAATGGTGAAGTCGAAAACGCTTGAGTCTGATGCCCAATATTGGAACCTGCGCTCAGTCCACTCACCACCAATATCCAAAGATCCTCCAATTTCGGAATCTGATGTGAAATCAATCGTAGTTCGTCTTACAGGAATTGCTGCCAATGTTGTCGAATTGACATTGCCCTTAGCTTTGTTGCCTTCATACCAAGCATTCAGGGTAGCAGCACCACCGAACAATGTTGCACCCAATGTAGTTGTTGTTGCAGAGAATGGCATAATTGGGGATTCAGTTGACGCAACAGGGATGTATGGAGGAAGTGATGTCCCTGGGCATCCAAGGCTGCATTCCCATGATGTGCCAACATAAGGAGCGATCACCTTGACGGTGGCGATCCTTGGAGACGCAGTTGATTTTGTGAATGATGCAGTTCCGGCTCCTGGGCCAGCAACTGTGACGACCACTGAGTTCCCGTTAAGATCTGTATACGTTCCACTTGTGCCACGAAATCCTGTGTCAATAACAGTCGAACCATTATATTCAACAATGAATCGATCTGGAACCGATTCAGCATCGTAATCCAATACGACTGTTCCAGTAGAATCACCAAGATCCACCTCGTAATAATAACTACCAAGCTGACCATTTACAAGCAAACTTGAGCATGCGATTTGACCATACGGGTTGAATGCTCCTGGATCTGACTCAGCAAGTGGGTCTCCATCGGCATCAAGTAGTGAGATTTGATATGTATCAGGGTCCATACTCCATGAGAATGGAGTCTGGTTTTCACCTTTCCATACGAGATCTTCAGACAATGAATAAAATCCATGCGGGACATTATTATTTGAAGGAGTCTTTTCCAAATAGATATTGCGTCCAGAACCACCGCAGAAATTTGGTTGCCATCTAGTTGCTCCAGACGAAGATGACGATCCTTGGAATGAATTTGAATTCTTGAGGTAATGGATCACTGGATAGCTCCCGGTAATATCAATAACCACTCCAGATTCAACTGTGATGTTACCAAAGGTATCAAGATTGACGGTAAATTGTGGCATTTTATTCGTTTAGGTAAATGATGTTGTCCTGAGATGTCTTTCTGATCTTCGATACGAATGTTCTGTAATCGTTTCTTGGGGCGCATCCAAGAGAAATTGTTGTTGTCCCGTTCATTATGTCAAGTGATTCGGATTGGACAAGCGCACCAATGGTGGACAATGATGACAACGATCCTGTGACATTGACCTTCGTTCCTCGATAACGAGTTGATCCAGCATCTTGTTCTGAAAGCTGAATGGTCCCTTCATACGGCAACCAGTTCTGTGCTGCAAGGAGGTTGCTCGCAAGATTAGCTGGTGGGAATGCAAAACTGTAATCAGCATTTTGATACACTGTGGCACCAGATGCAATCCCTGAAATCAAATACGCAGTGCATGTCAAATCCTTTGATGCTACTTGATATGTGTAGTATCCATATGTTGGATCATATCCGTCATAGTATTGATCTGAGAACGCAAAAGATGATTGATTGTTTTGTATCCATGATGGAGGTTGGTAATATGCGTATGTCCCTCCGTTTATATTGCTGAATCTGTAATATTTAATTGCGAATTCGTGTGTCAACGTGCCGCGCAAGGTGATTTGCTGAATACTTAGTCCCTGTTCAACAGCCCATGCAGGAAGAGAGTTGTCTGTTGTAAGTGTTCCAGTAATAGGAAGTGCTTTTCCATTTGCTGATGTTGCGCTTAGACCATTGTAATACTTATATCCATAGGTTCCTGAATAAGTTCCAGGAAACCCAGCATTAGATTGATAACTAATAGAAACGTATCCACCATAAACTCCTCCAATCGCCATTTGAGCGGCAGTGGTTGCTCCGTATTGAGTAAGAATTCCCTTTGTGAAGGAATCATTCTCACGAAGATACTTCCCGAAGTCTGTTGTGGTATTCGTAGCTGTGAAGCTATTTAACATATCCTTTGGAAGGAACGTATCAAGCTCCTTGCCAGATACCGTAATTATTTGGCTTTCACCATTGATAGCAACACCTGCGGTTTGCGCGTTGTAAGATTTTGACCCGTCAGCGTTTCTGGTTAAGTATGGTAGCTTGACCTCGGATACTTTCAACTCCATGATTGGAGCTATGTCGATATTGGTTACAGGAGATGATCCAATATTTATTGTTGTAACACCGCAGACTCCTCTTCTTGTAATAACACACTTTGGAAGTGCATCGGAATAATCAAAGTAGACCATTGAGTCTGGGCAAAGTCTTACAAGTTCTGAAATGACTTCTGCACAGGTTGATTGGTTGAGAGTTATCCTCGGTAATTGGAAGAACGGAGCAATACCAGTAAGTTCGTAGTCTGGTGGATATATGATTTCTGAATCATTGAAAGACTCAATCAATCCACTAGAAGTCGATGTTCCTGTTCCACCGCAATAAATGACTCCTTGAGAAGATGTCACAAGATCTTGTCCACCCTGTCTCGTTATCTTGAATTTGTCAAAAACCCCGAGATTGGTTAACCTTCCGATTGTAACCGTAGCTGATGAGGTTGTTACATAGAATAAACGACTAGTCGGATTGGATGTATTCTCCAGAATTGAGAACGAAGTATATGTATCGGGAACACTTGATCCAAACAATGAATCAAGGACTCCAGTATCAGAGAATCTTGCGATGCCATGTATGGCTCCCTTTATTGCTACAAAACCTCCACAGATAACAATCTTTCCATCGTTCTGTATCTGTATCTTGTTGACGAATGGAACCTGACCATATGTAGTGCTTCCAGGAAGATTGAAATTAGCAAGCCCTATGTTGGTTGTCACGTTCTTGGTTTGGAACGATGTGTCGATCGCTCCGGTGCTGAGAAGCCTGAGAATGTTTCTTTGTGTTGCAGTGACATAGAAATCACCACCGATGTAAATCTTACCAGTCGATGACAACTCTACTGCACGAACTCTCTTGGTGGTCGCAGTAGTAAATGTTGGGCCAGTGAATGTGGTGTCGAGTGTCGCATTTGCGTTTAGCCTGGCTACTGCAACTTTTGCAACGCCGGTTACTGTAGTAAATTGTCCTCCAATAATGATCTTACCATCTGACTGGATCTTCAGACTTTCTATTTGATTATTTGTAGTAGCAGAATTGATTGCTGTTCCAGTCGATGAAATTTTCCGGTATCCATTGGCAAGCAATCCAACGTGGAAGTTTCCAGACGAATCGATTTCAAATGTTCTGATGTCTGAAGTGATCGATGATGTGAACGATGTGTCGACTGACCCATCAGTATTGAATCGAACCATCTTGCTGACAGCAGTCTGGTTTGCCGCCGAGATGGTTCCAGCGCAAACAACCTTTCCGTCCGATTGGACCCTGACACAATGGACAACACCAAGAACATAGAATTTCCCTGGAGCATCTGGATATGGAGCTACTGGCGCATAGATCGGAGTTCCAAGTGCCGCAGACCTATTGATTGCAGTGAGAAGGGATGTGCGAAGATCTGCTCCTGTGAAATTATTACCGAAAACAGCAGTCATCCGTTCTGCTGTGACACCGGCTACCGCTGTTGGTAATTCAGACGTGAAATTGATTCTCTCCATCCACCACCAAGGACCGGAGATAGTAATGTTGCATACTTCTGAGTTGGAATCGATAATCGATCTGACATTGGTTACATGACCAGTGAAAAATCTTACTGGCCCTGATCCAGAATCTCGATAAAGAGTCACCTTTTGCTTTAGATCTGGAATGATTGTTGACGACAATGATTGGGGAGAGATCGACAATGTCAGTTCATCCGAATCCAGCGAGTTGAAAGTGAGGTTGGCAGAGTCAATCGCAAGTTGTTCAAGCGTCCTTGATGTTGCGTCAAGTGCCTTGCCAGCTTCTCCAACCAATGTCCATGATACGCTCATTATTTGATATTCTGTAGGAATTGAAGCGTCTTAACTTTTTGTGCTAATTGCTTTATCTCAGCGTTCGTCTGAGCTTGAAATGTAACCAACTGATTATTGATCGAGATTAACTCTTGAATTCCCTGCCTATTTCCAGATTGTGCGGCAGTAAGGCTTGCCGTCAATGTTTGAAGATCACCGGCAATTTGCCTTTGTTCAGCGGTGTTGATATTGCTGTCAGAAACTGCGGCGGTGAGCCTTGCTTTTATTTCTTCTTGAAGTGGGGTAACTGCTTCAAGACCACCTACAACTTCCTTGATCTTTCCAACTTCTTCTACCTGCTTTTCAGTTTGCCTAGTAAGCGCAGCAGTCGTCTCGGCAAGTCCAGCTTGAGTGTTGATCTTCTCTATATTGGCTTCGACCTCTGTTTTCGCAATATCAGCAGCTGCTCCTGCTTTAGAAATGGATGATGTCAATGCTGGGAATTGACTTTCGAGAGACTCAATGCTTGCATAATAAGAAGCAAGTTTTTGGGAAACAGCATCAAGCTCTCCTTGTAATCTCTGAGTTCCCAATGATGGTTCTTTCAACCCCTCAAATTTATCTGACTTAACAGATAAGTTTAATTGAGTTGTCGAACCCTTAATTGATGACACAGCTTGACTTGCCGATCTTGCTAGCGCAGCGATCTGCCTTTCGACATCTTGTTTTCTTGCGACGGCATCGTTATATTCGACTTGTGCCGCTGTAAGTCTAGCTTCTTCTGCTGCCACCTTGGCCTCAGTGGCGATCTTTGTTCTTTCTTTCTCGATCTCAATCAGTCTTCCCTCGGCATTGATTATCTCTCCAGTTTTGGTAAGATACTTCAATGCCGCTTCTTCTGCATCAAGATAGGATTGTTTTATTTGACCCTGCGAAGTAGCCAATTTATTTTTGGATTCAACCGATCTTGCCTCGATACCTTGAAGGTCTTCGAGCATTTGACCTTGATTCTTTAGTTTGTCAGTAAATTTCTGGACATCGTCTTCAGCAGCCTTCTTTGCCGCTTCTGCAAATTTACCGATAAAATCTTTCGCCCGATCTAAAGACTCCTTCGTCTTCTCTGATTGAGCAGCAACATCGGCCAATGCTCTTCCCAGTGGAATAAGAACTGCGGCGGCAGCACCGATGACTGCGCCCCAAGGACCGAATGCACCGAGAAGCTGTGGAAGCTGTTGACCCATTGCTTGGACGGCAGATGTGCCAGCACCTACTTGAGTGGCAAAGTCGGCAACCTGGTAACCGGCTTGCTGGACTTGGATGCCCTTTCCTCTTCCTGCTTTTGTCGAAGAGACTTCTTCAATACGCGCAGCGTTTTTCGCTGCTGCTGCTGCTGCTGCATCGTCGGCGGCTTGCACACGCTTGATTGCAGCCTCCTCTCGCTTTGCTGCCGCCTCCTTACGCTGAGATGCGATCTCGACTTGCTTCGCCGCCCTCTCCTCGCGCCTCTGAGCCACTCCTGCTGCCCTTTCAGCCGCAGCTTCAGCCCTGGCTTGCCTTGCTGCCTCGCGCACGGAAGCTGCTTCAGCTGCTGCTTCCTGCTTAGCTTTCGCCCGCTCGATCTGCTCAATGCTTTTGACGGCCTTGTCCGAACCAGACGTATTTGCCGTCGTGGTGATGTCAATATTGACCTTTTTGTTTGCCATATTATGGTGCAGTAAGTCGCCCAGTAACCGAGGTGTTCAGCATGACTGATGTTCCAACTTGCGTTGTGGATACGTTCACACTTGCATCATAAAATGTCAATTCGCTCATTGGTGTGAATGGAACACCGGCAGTTGTGTTTACCGATGTCGGTGCGGCAGTGATCCCGGTGCAGGTTCCGTTTGCGATCGCAATATTCAATGTCGTGTCATTGCCAGCATATGGACTCTTGCGAGTAAGGATCATGTCTGCTCCAGATCCGCTTACGTTGAAGAATTGCTTGGTCAAAGCATCTACTTCAAAATACGTTCGGACTGCCGACATCCATTGGGAAGGAGTTTGTCCTGACGCTACTGGAACAGAAATCCAATGTGGAGATGCATCAAGACCAGCACCAGTCAACATGATGGTGGCTAGTCCAGACGTAGTGATTGTACCGATTCCTGTTGCCGTCTCAATCTGCCTTGTTCCCATCAAGGTTGGATACGGTTGAGTTAATTTCAACGTGCATCCAGATTGATTTGCCAACCTGATCGGCATCGATTGAATGAAGTATGAAACCCGCCGATGATACCAGTCTGATAAAGCATCTCGCAACTCAAACCTCGATGAGAACGAGCAAGATGCCATCGTTCCTGATCGGAAGAACTGCCTTCCATACGTCCCGCCAATATACGAGACGTTCTGGAAGTTGTAATTGCTGCTCATGCTGAGATTCGATGTCTCAGCACCTTGACCTTGGTCCCATCCGGCCAGGTCAATTATCTTATCTCCTATGAATGCTGCTGCATACATTATGCGACTGCTGCGATCGTGAACAAGGCATTAGGCACACCAGTGGTGAATGTGCGTTTCGCTGCAAGGCTGAGCTTGCCAAGGCGATTCTCAGTTGGTGAGAACATCCGATCGATGCTGATGACTTGGACTGCCGCTGCGTCGAAGTTAAGGCCACCAACAACCGTTGTCGAGATGTCGAGCGTAGCAGATGGAAGTTCTTCACCAGCATCCATTGCGTCGAAGTAAGTATCGAAGAAGCCAGTTGCCACCCCAATCGGAGTGCAGCTTACTGTTGCGCCGATATTGCCGAGTGCCATTGAGACTGTTCCGATGCCATCAACAACGATTGGAGTCAATGCCAGGTCGAAGGAGATCTCAAATCCATCGGACGAACTAAAGGAGCTTGCACCGAGAGTTGCTGTGTATGGAGCAGCAATGATCAACGCTGGATCAAATGCAGTTCCGATTGCTGCACCAGCACTGGCGGTGTAATACGAGGTAAGAGCATTTGGATTAGCTGAGTTCTTCACCAATCCAGTGAATTGAACCGATCCAAGCTGCGTGTTGTTTGCCGTGCAGCGAAGCGACGGCAGTTTCGTGATCGCTGCGTTGTGGATCGTGTAGGTAGCGTCAAGAGCAACGATTACAAGTGGCTTGTCGGTTGCTCCGTAGATCGAAGACCCAATTGCCGTGCTTGCAAAAGGGAAGAGTGTCGTAAGTGCCTCGATCTCTCCAACCGGCTCAAACTCGACAACGATCTGCATGTCTGTCTTTGCCTTTCCAACCATTCCGTAACCATCGACTTCTTTGTCGAAGGTGGACTGGTTCATGGTCAGTGTGACTCCACCCTTGGAGTAGAAGGTTGCGCTATCGTAAGTAATCTTACAAGGTCCGCGAACAATAGTTGTGCGATCAAAAGTTGGCATGATAATTATCTAGTTGGGGATGTGTTGCTTAGGCCGATTGGAATCGAGAACGATACTGCCTGTTGCAGCATCGAGTCATTCGATTGTTGTGAAACTGAGTTGAAGATCATAACGCCACCGGAAAGAGGTTGATCATCGATATCCATTGGCTGGGTGTGATGAATGATGCGACATACTGCCTCTGCAATCTCTGTCGCGCTAGGAACTTTTCCAGGTTTAGACCTCCAAACTGATGGTATTTCAGAAACGGTCACTCTGAACTTCGCATCGGAGAGATATGGGCCTGGAGTGTTTTGGCTATCTGTCTCGGCAGATTCAAAATTAACCAAGACGAATGCACCGGCAGTCTGCATTGCATTGAGGATCGATTTCTCAATGTCTTTGTGGTCCTCGACAAGGACCGGGATCTTTGGGGATGTGCGGAAATAATCGTGAGTCGCAAGCGTCTCTGCAATGCTCTCCACAATTTGTCGGATGATGGTCATGGTGAGGTTGAGAAGTCCATGAGTGCTGCTCCACCATACCGGAATGAAGATGAGCTTGAATAGGCAAATGCGGAGGATCCAGAGTCATCTGAGTCGGCATCGTTCTTGGAAAGGTCGTCCAAATAGTTCTCAGCCGATTCAACCGAGATCTTGCGATCTTCGCCATTGAACTCAGCGAGAGATGGGAATGCTTCCGAGAGGAGGCGACGAGCAAGCGAATAGGCGTGCCTGTGCGCCCCAGGAGGGACGTAGAGTCCCGTGTTGGTAACTTGGACCAGCCCGCGCTTCCTGCGCCCTGCATTGACCCGTGAGACGATCTCCTGAGCGATCTGCCCAAGAATGTCATTTAGCTTTGTTTCTGGCGTTGGAGATTCTGCAAGAAGTGCCTCAAACTCGTCAGATGCGAGCCGATCCTTGATGCCATCAATTGTAAGTGGTGTCCAAGCCATATAGAAAGATGCCTCCGATCAGGGGGAAAAGTATAAACCCTGACCGGAGGCGATTGCGTGTTCTTAGAACAACAGTTTTGCGACCATGTTGCCGGTAACGGTTCCAGCCGTAGCAGTCATCGTTTGTTCAATACGAACATAACGCTTCGTGACTGGAGGAAGACGGAAACGGACAGCCTTAGCAGCGATACCAGCACCACCAGAAGCGGTCTGAGTGGTAGCGACAACTGGATCAAGGGTCGTGAAGGTCGTACCATCTGGAGAATCCTTCAGAGTGTAGGTGACTACCTTGGTGTCGGTGATGCCAGCAGCAACTGGGGCAGAAAGTTCGAAGACGACTTTCTCCACATCGCCACCGATAACCTGCTCCAGGTCGAAAGTGGCAGTGTTGGCCCCAGCTTGAGCGATTGCAACAGTGCTAATGAAAGCATTGTCTTGGATATTGCGATTGAATTCGTATGCCATATAGGTGTTCTATTTAGAATTAGACGAGGGCTTCGGTATCAACGATAGAGTCGGTGATGATGATTGGGATTCCGAACGATTCAGTTGGAAGACCATTGAGAAGACCGGTGAAGGCTTCTTGCTTGGTGTTCGCGGTGATCGACCGGCTGATTGCAAGTTGATAGGCCGAACGACGGCTCATCAAGAAGTGCGTTGGCTTCACGCCAACTGGGAATTGGCGCAGAAGATCGAGCAGCTTGGCATCGGTGAGCGTCTTGCCGGAATCGGCAGTGATGTTCTTGATACGACCCACAGCAAACTTGTTGGCGCACTGAAGACCAACCCATGCGGTGAGATCAGCGATGTAAGCAGGGAACCGCTTGCCGGTGCTGTCGGCAGCATCGCCTTCGCGGAATGCGCTCAGGTCGATAGTCGTGTTTTGACCGTAGACGTATTGCACACCTTGCGAGCCAGCGGCGATAGCATACACCGAGGAGCCGGTGGCACTGGTGGTTCCTTGTGCATCAACCACAACACTACCAAGAGTGCCGACGAGTGCTTGAAGACCAGGGAAACCCTTGCCGTCTTGAGCCGTTCCGTAGATGGTTTGTTGACCCACTTTGTAGAGGGCTTCAGCCATCACACCGCGAGCTTCAAGTGCTTGATAGGCGACTGCACCATCGATGTAGGCATTGGCGGCAGCTTTGTCGCACTCGACGCGAGCGGAAAGAAGGAATGCTTCGATCGTGCGCTCAGTGAAGTTCGACTTGGTTGCGTCCGTGCCTTCGTTCAATGCGCGGAATGCGACAGTTGGACGACCGGTGCGAGCGGAGATTTTATACGATGTGCCAGGAATCGTGCGAGCAGGGATGATCGTGGTTTCTGGGGCGACGGTGGCGACTTCTTCGATCAAGCCGACTGCCATGTCGGCAGAGTTGAGCTTGGCGAGATCCAACAGAGTGAGGTTATTAGCCATGTGAGTTATGTATTAGGATTGAGATTGAGCGCGGATGGCAGCTTCAACGCGAGCCATGCCGGAAAGTTGTGGTGCATCCTCACTGCGACCTGCGAGGATCGTGTTGCCAGCGAGTGCTTCTTTGCCTGGAAGCGATGCGAGAACCTTGATTGCCTTTTCGTCAGCAAGGATGGAATTGAGCCAAAAGGATTTGGCATCTTCGTCTTGAGGAGCGATGCGACCAGCCTTGATGGCTTCATCGATAGCGTTCTCAGCGGAGGCGGATGCTTTCGAGGATAGCTGCTTCTTCAGAGCGGCATTCTCTTCCTCGAGAGCCATGAACTTTTCCTTCATCGAGGAAAAGTCATTGGCTGCTTCAACAGAAGCTGCTTCGACGGTTTCTGCATTAAGGGCAATCTCGCGAAGATTTGCGAGGGATGCTTTGGCGGTTTCAAGGGCGGTTTCTGGCGATTCACTCGCTTCGACAAGCCCCAGTTCGACTAGGTGGTTGATATCCATAATTGGTTCTGTATGTGATGCGGCAATGCGCGGGATTTCCTCAAACGCTGGATCATTGACCAAGGAGCCAATCTCGCCGCGAGGCGGAAGACCAGATGGAACGCCATTGTCTGAGAGTAAGAAAGTGGGTGAGAAGTATGAGTAGTCTTTGCCTTCGATGGCTTTACGCCCAGCTTCCGTCCATTCGACATCGAGGACAAGACCTACCCCAGACTCGTAGCGGAATTCTTTTGGAATGAATGAAGCTGGGCCTTGCTTGTGGTCGAATCCGGCGAATGGACGGACATTGGATTCAAATCTCTTGCTAAGGTCTTCAGCAAACGATGCGCCGATGCGTTCATCAATTTGAACGTCAACACGCTTTGGTTTTCCTCCGACAGTAGCCGAGATCGAGTGGTAACCTTCTGGAAGATACACGATTGTTCCATCAGACATTGAAATGTCCGACTGAAATGCTGCTTGTGTGATCGATCCGCTCATCGGTTCTTGATTACCATAAAACTTGGATAAGTTCAAATGGAACCTATTGAAGCGTGGAGAGGATGTGATCAACTGCTGAATTAACGAAGGCATCTGTGTATGTTTGTTCCGGTGGAAGTGCTGTAGGCCAAGGTTTTTGATTTACTGATTTCTTGAGAGCGTAGATCGGAGTGATTGTCCCGTCATCTTCCGTCCTAGCCAAGACTCCCTTGGCTGCGAACAATGGAGCAATGCTGTTTGCGTAGTCCCTGGCCCTCACTCCGTGTGCAGTTGGATGGACCGGGATCGTCAGATACTTCTTTCGTTTCGCTGTGATTACTCCACCAGTTACCTTGTGAGCAAATCCAGTTGTGCTGTTTGATATCGTTGCTGTCTGACTTGTGACGTTGCCAACCGTCCATGCAGATTCAACCAGCTTCCACCAATCGGTAAGTTTGCGTCCTGGTCCATGAGTTGGAAGCGAGTTGTTCAACCAGTTGCTCCTGCCGGTTTTCGTGTAGTATCCTTTTATCGCAATCAATGCCGACTCTGCTCCAACCTTCAGTGCGTTCTTCCGAGTCTCTGGAGACATTGCCTGAATGATATCAGTCTTTAATGAATCAAGCCCAGATACGTTGATATTGACGCTGATGGCAGATCTGCCGATTTTCGAGCTAGTCCACATCAAGTCCAGTGATTACTGCTTTACCCATTTCCATCTCCAAAGCGTCTGTAAGTGCCTTTGTGTCAAGTTGGCCGAACAGCTGTGGGATTTTCTCCACAACGGACTCAACCTCTTTATAGAAAGCACCAACAGTCATTCGTTCGCTCTTATCGAGCATGTCGGCAATTAATAGGTCAATTGGATTCAACCATTTGGTTGCCACATCAATAATTTCTTCGTCAGTCATTTCGTTGTGCGTTTAAGATTTTCTTCGCCCATGCGTATCCTTCGTCGCCTCCCCAGCCATTCCATGCTTGCCATCCCTTTCCTTTCTCATCCCAAGTCGATCCTTGTTTGTCAACTTCATGGCGAGCGAAAAATGATAGCATCCGCTTCACTGTGTCTTCTGATAGTTCTACCCGATTGGATATGTCGCGAGCGCGAGCAATACCTACACTCGTCATGCCTCGCTCGCTCATCGGCTTGATCCTGCGGGTCTCGAGTGCTTTTTGAGCGTTTTCTGCCATTGCGTCAGTTGGCTGGTATCCAGCACTAACACTTGCAGCCTCGATGTCAGTCTCAATGTCAGGAACTTCAATCGGACTGGACGGAGGTGCTAGATCCGTTGTTGGGATATCACCGGAGAACATTGGTTCGCCTGGAATCGGTTCTGGGATTCCAAGTTCTTCGTAGACATACCTAACTGACATCGGAACTCCGATCTCCTTATAGATCTTCATGCGTTCCGCAGTTGCCTTCATGTCCTTTGCGTGCGGAATCTCCAAACAGCAATATGGCATATCCTCGGAAGATACTTCTCCAAAGTTCATCCTGACGATTGCAGGAATAAGCTGACTGTTGATGATGGATGATACCCACTCGGAAACATTCATAAGCACATCTGTGCGAATCCCTGCGTGAACCTCGCCCAATGCCCTGGAACCAGTGTTGGTGTTGTCGGTGGTCAATGTCTGACCAAGGAGAAGGATATCGCAAGCCCTATCTGCCACATCCATCAAGTGTGATTGAGGAAGGGTGTCTGCTGCTGCGCTGGATGCTGAGTGGATCTCATACTCGACGCCTGGGCCGAATGCAGCCCAACCGGAAGATCCGATGGACTCAAGCATTTCCTGCGCTTTGTTCAACGCATCCTCGGTCCCATCAGTCTTGGCAGTACGAGTTGGGATACCAAACAACTGCGCGTATTGCATCAGCCATCCAAGTCCATAGACTGCTCCTAACCAATGCTTGGTCAACGTCCGTAAATTAGCAGCATGGATTGGGTGTGTTCCACCTTGACTCCAAACTCCGATAAGGAACCGGTCTGCTGGAAAATCTTCAAGAATTGAGTTATTGGCTCCTTCTGGTGCAATCATCAGCCGATCAATCTCCATGTTGATCGATGGATAGGCAAGATACTTTGCCGGGACCGGAGCATAGCACCTTGGAGAGACGATGCCATTCTCGATCTTCCAGACGATCTCCAGAACTGAGATGCCCTTCGCATAGGCGTCGATCAATGCCTTGACCATGCCAGAGTTATCAAGCTCCCAGTATCCTGGGCGGGGCGCATATGACTCCAGCGCACGTTCCACAGTCTCATAGATCAAGACAGCTTGTGGGCTGGCTTGGTCCATTCCTTCCCGAATACCCGGCTTGATCTCGATTTCAAGACGAGCAACAGCACCGGAAATCTCATTGAGTGCTTTGCGTAAGCGCGGCCAAGTATCAAGCATAAGCCTGAACAGACGATCCTGATCATCAAGTTTGCCGGTTCTTACATTCCGTAGGATAGCGCGGACTTGTTCTGGCGTTACGTTTGCCAGATCGAAATCATTCGTCCTGTAATTAACTGGAATCGGCCATACTACGCCATTTTTTTCGTCTTTGGTCATCGGAATTGCTTTATATTGATTGATTTGAATTGTCACGCAGTAACTTTAGAACCTATTGAACCCACCAACGATCGGTGCTGAGAATGGAGTTAGCTTGGTTCTAGTTATAGCTTGTCCGGTGATCGCACCGTTCATCTCGGGGCCACACACGATGCACCCAAGAAGCGCGTCGGCTCGGTCAGGAGACTTCAGACCCATGATCCTCATCGTCTCTTTCGCCTGGACTCGCAGTTTGCCATTCTCACTCCACTCAGTCTTGCGAGTTGTAAGCTGCTTGAATGTGATCGGATCTACTTCTCCCAAGTTGACCCGTCCTCGCTCGATCTCTCGACATCCAACGTGCCATACCTCACCGATCAAGTTCGCATACTCATGCGGCTCCCGGCTTCTCGATCCACCGTGGAACCTGTTGATGCGCCACCCTTGCTCTGCCATCGCGTCGATCATCACAGATCCAAGACCATCGGCATCACCCCAGATCATCGATGGCTTCAGCTTCTCGGACTCAAACATCCTCATGAACTGCCTTACGCCTTGCATGGTATCCTTCTCGGTCCATGTCCTGATGATCCTCGCTGAGTTCCCTCGCCGGATCGCCAACACGTTCTCATCTCGACCAGCAGCAAAGTCGCAGAACGCCACAATGTTGCCATCAACCGGATCAGGTTGCTCCTCGATCGCTTTGAGCAGTCGCTCGCTGGATATCAGCAGCCGGTCAATGTCCTCGGCAAACTCAGCCAAGTGCATCGATCTGTAAATCGGATGGCTCTCACCATAGATCAAAAGGTCTCGATCACGCTTCTCCTGCGGAATGTGGGCGCATTGGTCAGATCGAACTTTGATGCGCTTCCAGTGGGCGGATTCCTCAAACTGCGAGCGGTAGAACCAGCCGATAGGTGCGCCGGGGCTGGACGTCGCCAAAATCCTAGAACAGGTGCATCGGTCAACAGCTGTCTTAATTCCGTCTGGAATCGTCTTGGCTTCGTCCAGAACATACAACACCGGGGAATCCGCGGTAGCATGGTATCCTTCCGCTCTTCCTGGGTTGTCTGTCGAAAACCCGCTAGCCCATCCTCCCTGCGGAGTCTTTATCTCAGCTTGGTTCCAGATCCACCCGTCGAACATCTTGTTGCCTCGATACAACTCCATTGCAGGCCATAGCTGCAATAACACCTGCCTCCACGATCCAGATGTGATGACAACCCGTCCTTTCGGGTAGTTTGCCAAAAACCACAGGATCGTAGGTGCAATGATGGCAGCAGTCTTCCCTGACCCGTTCGCCGCTACCAATGAGGTGCGGTGAGAGTCGTTGATGTGCCGGAACGCTTGCATCTGCCAGTCGTATGGCTTTAAGCCAAGAACCCCAAATGCGAACGGACCTAGTTCAATAGTCGGCTTCGGTAGTTGCATCCCATCTCTTCTTGAAGTCTTCCAAGTGCTTGTTCTCGATCTGGATGTTCTCGATCGATGCAGTGTTCACGTTGACCATGATGTCAGCGTTCTTGCCAGCCTCAGACCACCTAGCTCGGCACTTCATCCAGAAAATACATGCCGGTAACGCAGTGCGCTTGTCGTCACCCATCGCAATATCAAACAACCGTTGGGCAACAGCAGTGGTTGCTTTGGTCTGACCCAACAAAAACTCCTCTTTGTAGTGCCGCTCGATCGTATTGTCATCAATACCAATCTGCGCCGCCATCATCCTCAATGGAATCCCCAACCCAGCAAGGTTCTCAACCAATAGGCTGTTCCGCTCAGTCTTAACATGACGGACGAACTTGCCGTCAGCATGACGCTGAACCTTCTTCCCGTCGATCTCGACTGGCTCAACCTCAATAACATGAGGATCTGCATCTTCCCTTTTTCTTCTGCTCATAGGTTATCTTGCAATCTTGTTACGCAAAAAGTCAAGCGACACTGATCCGTCAGGTCTTAACACCTGCGGACCAAGCCGGTCAACCAACCGCTGGCGTGCCTGCAAGGCGATGTCGTCTGGCACATCCTTCATCTCCGCTTTCACGCCACTCATAATCGCTTGTGCTGGCTTAACCCCGAACATAGTCACATTCGGTGGCGAAATCCTCTGCCCGTCAACAATCACACCCAAACGGATCGCTTCCTTCCTCGAGATGAACTCCTGCACCATATACGAGTTGAACCCATACGGACCCCAAGGAACAGAAAACCCACCAATGTCTGGCGCATTCTGGAACAACCAATACGCAAAGTCATCCAACCGGCGAATGTCTCCCTCCGCAGCAACATGCCGTGGTCGCTTCACGATCGCTCCCGGCCTGCGGACAAACCGGGCAACAGGAAACTCGTTGATCAACAGCGGATCATTCACAATCCTCTGCCAATTCGCAAACGTCTGCGCTTGCTCGATGTTCGTGTTGAAAATCAACTTCAACCTGGATGCACCGGCAATGTTCCTCATGGAGTCATTCTTGAAGTCATCCGGCGTAGCAAGTCCCTCGTTTACCAAGAACTCCCTGCTCTTCAACCGGAAATCTGCCAAGTTGCTGGTCTTATACGCAACAGACTGCGCCCCAGTAGGGCTGGTGACCTGCTCGACAGCAAGTGACTGCCAATCCAATAACATCGACCTAAACCGAGTCAATACACCGGCATTCGCCACAGTAGCCGAAAAGAACGCCCGTTGCCGGATCGCGGGAGCCACCGCCTGCCAATCCCTCGATGACATCTCAGATGGCAACACCTTCTTGTCGAATAAGGCTTTTACAGCATCAATGAATTGCTGGATCATAGCGTAGAACGGGAACGTAGGTAATCATGCAACAAATCAGCCTCTTCACCAAAATGACCAGCCATCGTCAACCATGAGTAAATCGACCGGGGCGTCTTCTCAAACGCCAACGCAATATCGTCTGGATGCACTCCGTCATCAACAAGTATCCTAGCAATCACACTTCGGATCATCTGGATCTTCTTGTTCGCCTTAACCTTCCCCCGATGCAACGTAGATGCAGGAATCCCTGTGCCTTCTGATGCCTGAGTCAGGACGGATGCAATGTGGATATGGAGCACTTCATTGAAAATGCACATTTCTCAAGGAACATCAACAATGACGCACTTTCTAACGGAAGTCCCTCTGTGTTGAAATTATTTACAGGAGGGGGGGGGTAAGGGTCGCAAAATGCCCCCATAAAACACCGGGACGACACCGGGACGACACCGGGACGACACCGGGACGACACCGGGACGACACCGGGACGACACCGGGACGACACCGGGACGACACCGGGACGACACCGGGACGACACCGGGACG